CTGGAAGACATGGATCAGCATCTGAAGCATTTGCATACTGGATATTGAAGACAGCATCAGTCGCAATGGCAGTTCTTGTTTCAAAGACAAAGCCGAACGAAACAAAGCCGGAAATATCGCGAAAATATGAAGTCGTGCCATCCCATGCAATCAAGCTGGGATATTCTGCGCCTACATTGGTTTGCATAGTATACGTCCTTTAAAAGAAAACCCTCCGCAATGGGAGGGTTATTTGAATTATTTATAATAGGATTGGGTTATTGGATTTTCAGGATAAGTCCTGCTGCAGGACAACCGACAAAACCGCCATCCTGAGCCCAGAACTGGTATTTTGAGCACCACATGGAAGATCCACCAACCCACTGCTGGAAAGTCAAGGGTCGTTTGTCAATGGCATAATAAGCCGTAGCCCATGCCGCTGCAGCCATAACAAAAGCTCCCGCATCAAAACTTCCGTTCGCAACTGTCAAATTCTTTGTCGGATCCGGCAGGCATTTTGAAACACGAATGTTTTCTTTGACCATGTCAGGAGTATAAGCCAACTCTCCATCACCAAAGAAGAAACGCCCGTTTGTTGCAATCTGAGATACAATAAAAGCGAACGTGTTTGGATGCATGACAGCGGCGACCCGTCCATATTCAGATGGAACAAGGGATAAAAACTGCCGGACATCCGTATGCAGTAATTTGCCTTGTTCTGAAGTTGCTCTTGATGGAAAATAATCCCCTGAAAGCCAGCCTTTAGGCTCGTTCTCACCATCACCGACAATTAATGCCCGGTTCCGATTAATGCGATATGACCGGCCTGCAGCATTCACAATAAATGAAAGCAAATCATAATCGGCTTCTGCAATCACTTCTTTCTGAAGGCAGAAGACGCCACGGAAATCAGAGATGTTTCCATAAACATACTTGATGTTTCCTTCAGGCCCAAGTTCAGCATCGCATGTTGCAGGGCATTGATATGAGCCGATTGAACCATAATCTTCAATCTGCAGTGCACGATATGTCGATTTATTCACATTTGCGCGACCATAGAGATCAAGAAGGCTAGCGCACTCGACGTTACAATCAATCGTAAAGCCAAGAGTTTCTGGTGAGAAGAACCCGGTAGAAAGGCTCCCGGCCTCAAAAGCTCTTTTTTCAGCTTCAGAAAAGCTTTTGATGATTTCTTCTTTTGCAATAGGACCGGCTTTTGCCAGCTTGAATGCTGCAGAACGATAGGCTCTGATATCAATCAGATTTTCAGGGTCCTCTCTGAATTTGTCAGGCTCTCCACCTCTTTCAATATGGATCAGTCTCTGCAGTTTAAATGCTGCTTCTCGATCATGTTTATCGAGATCCGACTGACTTTGATAAAGTGGAGACTGGAGAGTTTTCTGAATTGATTTCTGTTCTTCCTGAAGGCGCTGCCCTTCTTGGACGACTTCAGAATATTTTCTAACCAACTCTTCAGCTTTAGCGGCAATTTCAGCATTTTCTTTTTTTACACCATCAAGCTCATTATGAAGATCGCGATAACTCTGATCCTGCGCTGCTCGGTTGGCTTTGATGGCAGCGTCAATATCGCCAACCTGCTTCATGAGCGGCTCAATGCCACTTTTTTCTGCTTCACTGTTTAAAGACATTATATCCGTCCTGTATTTAGGTTTGAGCTTCCGGAGCTACTGACTGGCGGATTTGATCAAGTTTTTTTGATAATTCCGCATATTGCTCGTCCGGCATGGGACGGTTAGATTTTGTCTCATTATCCTCCTGTGATTTATGAGACCCGAAAATATGCAGAGAGCGTTTAACTGCAAGAGTTACTCGCTTTGCATCATTACGGCTTTTTGCAATTCCCTGCAAAACAAGGGATTTTTCAAAATCTGAAATTGTAGTGATTTCCGGCTCATTGCGAATATCGTCCATTATGCACTCATCATTTGCAGGAAATGTCACAACAGAGACCTCAATCAAGTCTCCCTTAGTGACAACGAGAACTTCTCCACGACCCTCTATTTCTCTCCAATCAACATCGAAAACTCTGAATCCGACAGAAAAACTGAGCCCTCCTGAGGCTTTTGCTGCAAGATAAGTGTCTTTGACATAACCGATATCAAGCTCAAGTTGCGCTTCAAGCCACAAGCGAGACCCGACATATTCAAGCCGTGTGAGTGATCCGGCGACCTTTGTTCGGTCATGATGGAGGAGGAGCTTGATACCCTGCGGGCCTGTCAACCCACGCTTTGCGAGGCTCTCAGAAAATGCTCCTGCCTCAATGATCGTTTCATAACTGTCTATAGCTTCGGTGGAAGCCCATCCCGCAATATAGCCTTCCTTTCCTTGGTTTTCCGGTGCTACACGTTGCTCGATTTCTTGGTCAGTTGCGCGGATATAATTAAGATCAAGGGTTTTCGTTGGGTTGAGCATTTTCTTCTGCCTGTTCGTCTGTGGGCTCCCAGCCCGTAAATTCACGCTTTTCATTGCGCGTGAGGAAACTCACTCCCTCGAGCTCTTTTGCAAGTTTTGCTCTGGATTGCTGCAGTGCTGGGATGCTGTCAAAATCAAATCTGATCCGAATACCTTTAGGTGCGANAAAACGTGTGAGNGCTTCTTGTATCGGGATCAGATATCCTGGAATGATCGTATCTTCGTAAAAAGATTGTCTGGATTCTGCATAGTTATTGGCGAATTTGGCGCTGTCAGCTGCAGCAGTTCCCATAAGAGCAACAGGAACTCCGAATACTCCGGCTATATGTCGCGCCATGTCGTCAGCTGGTATTTTGGTATGCAGATCGGACAGATTGTTTTCGAGTTTATGAATTCCCAGATCGACACCATAAAGTGTCATGAGATCCCCGGATTTTTCTTCTCCGACTTTATGATCCTCAATCTGCTCTCTGATTTTTTTCTCTTCCTCTTCTGTTATTCCGGAAGGGAGGGTAAGAATATATTTAATGTTCGGTGTTTCATCGGCTGTATCAAGAGCGCGATCAGCTAGCAGATCAAGAATTGTAACCTGCTTTACGATAGCTTTAACTGGATCATTGCCAGTATTATCAAGCAGGTTCAATGACGGTTTTGTAATTTCAAAGGCGAAACCTTTTTCCGGATAACCGTTCTGATCTTTTGAGGTCGAAAAGAAAGATGGAATTGTATCCTTCTTATCAGCAAAGCCGTAGATATATTTAGTTATGTTGCCATAAATATTATAGTCAGCAATCAACTTTCCTTGCTGGAGTGGGTAGATTGCATTCAGTCCGCCGTTACTCACTCCGGCTTTCAGGCATACGCGTCCCATTAGAGCAATATTCAAGGCCAGCCAGTACCGGAGCTGAGAACCTGTCATCTGATCATTGGGATTTTTCAAAACTGTCTCAACGTCAGCGATCTCTTTTTTTGATACATGTCCAGAATAATCTGCATCTTTTTCCGCAAACCACGTAACAGACTGTACTGCGGTTCCAATTTTATCAACACAGCGAAATACGACTGGATTTTTTAAAGCTTTCTCTGCCCCAATCTCAGTGTTCCAGCTTTTGCGAACAAATATACCATTGGCCCAGTCAGACAGAGATGAGGCGATTGCTTTCATCGGGTTTTCAGATGGTTTTCGATCGTCTGCCCCGCGTGTAAACCAGTCCTTTAAGTTATTTCTTTTCAACGAATAATCCCGATCCTGCGAACACCAAGTCTGTTTTGCTCAGTCGCATATCTCACGGCATCCCAGCCATGATTGTAACTATCTTCAGGTATATTGAGAATTTTCTTTGTGTATTTATCAGTTTGCCATGAATAGAGACGAGACTCCTCTCTCATTCGTGGACAATACGGAGATATGTAGATCTTGTATCCCTGGAGCCATTGAATGCCATCAACAACTGATCCTGATCCCTTTTTTGCAGGCTTAACAATATAACCTTTTGTATTCAAAGTTGCGATTGATTGAGGCCATGCAGAATCTGCTATAATTGGGTATTGCCGGATTTCAGGAATGTGACTTATCCCTTCAGCAAAGCCCTCAACTGAAGTTGCTCCGAACCATTCTTTGGCAATGTAAATCCATTTTTCTTTTTCATTAACATAAAGCTTAACCAGAACATTAGGATCATTATTCGCCCCAAAGTCTCCCCCGAATTGAGTCCGTATAGTCTCCGGGACTTCAATATCTGCAATTTCTACATTATTGAATATTCTAGCTTCTCCGCCGTCAAAATATTCCCCTTCCCAGATATGCCGGTATTTGACAAGGTCGGTGTTTTTAAGATGCAGTCGCTCAGAATTAAGTTTTGTATCAAAGAAGTATGGATTATCCCGCCATGATAAGGTTTCAATGTATGAATTCGGAGGGCTAGCATTTCCTCTGAACATAGTATCAACAGGAGTATCGGCTGAAAAAGGGTTCCAGAACCACCATATTCTTGAATTAGTTCTTCGGAATACAGTGGGGATCAGAATATCAATTGAATGTTGTTTGATATCCTGAGCCTCCTCAATGATAGTGAGGGTTGCTCCTTCAAAAGACTTTATGCTGTTAGGGTTCCGATCCAAACCTACGAACAGAAATGTTGATCCTGTACTTTTGCAAATAATTTCCTGCTGTGTAATGGAGAACTCAGAACTAAGCCCATATTGTTTGATCTTATTTTCGACTAGTTCTTTTGATGACTCCTTAATGGAGTTTTGAAATTGTCGTCCGTAGACAATTCTCTCGTATCCTTGGGTGGCTAATAAGACCGCAGCGCCAGCGCCTGAATGACTTTTTCCACCACCTCGTCCCCCATATAAAGCCACATGGTCATATTCATTACTGAAAAGCGCGCGGCATTTGTCAGGAAATTTAATATCGATCTTTGATGACATGCTTTCATCAAACAGTTTTTCTCTTTGTTATATTCACAGATCCAGACGGAGATTTTTGTATTGAGACTGGAGTTCCGGCAGACACATACAATTTTCTCTCAGTTGCGTTCCCTTGAGAATAAGGTTTATTCATACTGTTCGAGCGCACTTTCATTTTTGATGATTTTCCGCATCCGCACCCCATTATAACACTCCCAAACCATAGAACATGAACAATAAAAGAACCTGCAGGAGCAGGGCAAAAAAGAAACCTACTGTTATTCCTCTGAAAAAATAGCAACATTGACAGTCGGCTAAAAACATCTGAGAAAAAAGAACAGTCCAGTTATGTTTTTTCCCTTCACTGCACAGAGGGAAATGTTTGGCGACAGCTTCCATATTCCGATCGAGCCACTGGGCAATACAAGCGCGTCTATTATATCTAACAAATGCCCTGCGAATTCTTTTTGTCTG